CGCACACGTTTTGCCGGTATCTCCGGCACGGTGGTCGTGTCTGACTGCCTGCACGGACGCTTGTGTGCAACGTGCTATTGTACCAATTCCGGGTAATTGATCCAACACAACCATCAGCGTCTCTACTGGATCCTCTTTTACCCATCGCGTGAATCGCCCCCAAACACTCATCGTTTATTGTCAACACTTTAGAATTATCGGAACATACGGTACACTTCATAACCCGCATACACACTCCCTCCAATCGTGACAATTGTTATAGCACTGTTGACGGCACCAAATATGCTGTGACTACCACTCAGTGGGTTTACTGACCCAAACTTGTGCATGAGATCGAGTACCTCATCTTTGGCCTCGTCTTTAAGATGTGTCAGTCCCTGGAAGGGAGCGGCCATCACACCCTTCAAGGAAGAGCCAAACTGGTCTACTAAGTGTTTAATTGCAAATGCACTGGTTACTGTCATAGCAGCTTTGGCGGTGCCTTCAATTATCTGCCTACCACCTTTGCCAACTTGCTCAGCACCCCAAGTAGGTTTTACCTCCACGAATTTTGGAGGTCTGGTCGCGCTAGCTGCCTCTCGAGCAACCCCACTTGATGGGTGTGGTACGTGCTCCATTTCTTCCAAAACGCTACTGGGCTTTATATGTTCAGCTGCATGCAACACTCCTTGAGGTCTCAAATGCTCCACCAGCTGTGTTACGGGTCGAGACACCCTAACAAGTTTACCCAGCATGTTCACCTACCTTTACTTTAGAAGTTTACAGGTCTTTTGCACCTACTGGAGGTTTCACTTGTGTGTTCATCTTTTCGAGTGCCACTGCGATCCTCGGGTCGCCGCTGTTGGCACCATGCACTGTCATAACCAACGCACCGAGTGAGAGTGCCAGTCGCATCTCTGCACTCATATACATACCCGCACCATACTTAATCATGAGCTCGTCGACTATGGGCTGGAACTCAGCCATGTTATCTTTCGTTACTTTACCTAGACCAGTGAGGTTGAGACCCATTGGATTCCACACATCACGCGTGAGGGTCTCTAGGCCCACCATTGCACCCTGTAGGAGCATGGAGCCGACCCCTCCCCCATCCTGACGCGATCCTAATTGTACCTCACAGTAGTGGATCTCGTCCATAATATCATCTGCAGAAGACTTTACACTTACATTGTTACGTTTCTTTAGGTGCGGAAAGCGCTCTCTATAAGCTCCAAGCTTGTCTAGGAGCACTGATTTGTCAATCTCTGGTTCGGGTGCGAGTTGAGGAGGATGGCTTTTAGAAGTGGATGTTGGAGGGCCAGAATTGAGGCGCTTCTCCTTGGACGCAAGTCGTGCCTCTTTATTCACATCCAACTCCGTTGGTGCTTTATTCTTCCCCGTCTTCTTAGCTTCTAGAGCCGCGTCGATAGCTTGTGGATCGAGGCCATGCAGCTCTAGAGGGTCTTTATTCTTTGTTGCCATGCTATCTATGCGTCAGATTTTTGAACTGTGTCAGAGAAGAGCTTCATGTACCGCCAGAACTTATCGTGCAGATCTTCTCGTGCGCGGATAATCTGCACAATCTCAGTGAAGCTATGTTCGGGCACCTCGATTTCTAGGTGTCGCACGAGACCACTCCAATCCTTATGTGTAATTAGTGCTGAGTTGGTGTTGAGCAACTCTGCAAGGTAGGTGACCTCTACTGGAGATAGGCGCTCCACGATCTGCTCGACATTAATGTCTATGTTTTCCTTTCCCAACTCTACGGTAAGCCATCTTGACATGTTGCCGATCTTCTCCTTCAAGAATCCACCAACTGTTTGCTCCATGTTTAGGTGAACAAGTAAACAACACCTGCTGCCACTACTGGGACCAGTAGAAAATGTGTAGTTGTGGCTTCTGGATCTGGAGAGAGGAACGCCAGCGGCTTCATCGACCCGTCGGCCCGAAACGACGCCTTCGGGAGTCCCGCTAGGTACGCAACCCCCGCGACAGTGACACTGGCCACGAACGCACGACTTACGGGTTGTGCAAGGCCTACCTTCACTAGAACACCCTGCCAATTTGTGATAGATTCAAATGATGTCATACTGTCTCAGTTTAATCTTCAGAATTAAATTGTGCTCATTCCAGTAGTCCAATCCAAGCTATGGTCGAAAATCTAGCTGAACTACGCCGCCTTCGTTCCCATTAAACCATTACGGAGACGAAATGCGATGTCGCGTCTGGTGCTTGCATCTGGTTGATACATGTTTGTAGCAAGTTCTACAGTCTTGTTGCCAGTATTCAGTGGATTCGTAGGCGCCAACTCCCATTGCTCAGGGCTAGTGGGTTTCCTACCGAAGGTAGCAGATGCGAAGGGCAATCTGACACCAGTAGGGTTATTATCACCGTTCGACAGGAACGACCATGGCGACAATAGGCCTGGTGCATACGCATCCTGCAGATCGGCATGCTTCGCGAGACGTGGTCCGTCAATCTTTCCTTGGTCCACCATGTATTTGAAATGCAAGTCATCAAATGTATTTATCCCCCATGAATCGATCATCTGATTGCGTAGTGCAAACTCGTAATCTGTGTGTACCTGCTGGATACGCCTATCTACGTACTGTGGGTAAATCTCCATGAGCCATTTAAGATTACCGGGTTTACGAGGGTCGATCAGTGTGTTCACATATGTATCAAACCGGGCCAACTCTGTCTTAGACTTCATGGCCATCAACATGTCGACCTCTTCATCATGAATTGGGTCGGTTCTTTGAGTCCCAGGGCCAGTGCTTTCTAGACCGGCTGCTTTGCGCACTTCCGCACGCGCCTGGAAACGCTCCTTTTGATAGGAAGGCACATCGTACTTAACTGGAAGACCTCCCTGGTAATTATAGTCTGCAGGTGCACCCCCCGATTGACCTGGGGCCATTGCGGCTGTTTGCAGTCGAATATCTTGGTTTGGGGTGGTTGGTGCCGCGTATTGAGTGCGATGCGCCAACTCTGAACCTACTAGTTGCTTCCCGAACGCACTACCGATATCGGGTGGATTTCCTTGAGCACCCGCTCCACTATACAATCCATTTGCACTTGGTTCTCCAACATCCATACCCATGTTGTATACACGGGACTTTAGAAAGTTATCCATGTGTAACGCGCAGTTTAAACCAGAGGTGGAGCCGACCAAAATGTGCCGCACGACCCAACCTATCAGTAATGTCGAGAGTGAGGTTGCGTATCACACTATTCGTCGCATCGATGTCCTGTGTGACGATGCCGCTCACAGTGTCGAAGCGGTTGTACTCGATAGCACCAACCTCGTTATCACTAGTGGATCCTACGTATAGCACTGCAAACGAACCATTGGCGAAGCGATTATTACTGATGACGTGGCCCTCGATCTCGTTGATGCGTAGAATCACATAGTCATCCGCTTGAACCTCGTGTGCATGCTGCAAACCCACCTGTCGTTTGTTTGCCACCGAGTAGCCCATCAATTTGATACAGCTGACCTGCTTCACGCCGTGGTCTAGTGCAGCACGAAGCGTCGTGTCCGATAACCAGCGCTTCGTTGTGTACATAGGGAAGAAATTGACTTCATCGTCGCGTGTTTTTAAGGTGAGTGGCATGGTCACCCTGTTTCGTCTTGCCAATGTGGCTTTTTGAGTGTCCGCATAGTTACCACTAGCATCTACAGATGTTTTAATTGATACATCGATTGGTAAGCTACTCGGCAATGAGGTACAATTTAGTGATAAGTTAAGCCTGAACGCATAGTGTGCGATGCCATTCTTTAGCGGTACCCAGTATGTGTCACGTGGTGTAGATGCAGTAGACATATCGATGTAGTTTTGTGTGTTCGACCCAGATGCGTCCGATGTTGTTCCAGACACTGTGTTATCGGAGTGTTCGACTCGAACACTGGGATCCCTTGTGATTGGTAGTTTATAGTGTGTGCCGTTGTAGATCTTGCTTATCTCCTGTATGTCCACAACAGTCAAATAGTCGGTATACCCCGTGCTACTTGTCTGCCCGACGCGTATTAAATCGCCTCTTTTGATGTTTTTGAACGCGGAATAGGCCTCGGGGTGGCCGTCTATGGGTTTATCGTAGTATTCCGACCACGTGGGCATGATCCAGTCTGAGCTAGTATCAACAACGATCGCAGTAGTAAGGTCCGATGGATCTATTCGTACGCTCTGCACGGAGCAAACGAATTGGTCATCGAAATCGTACTCTTTCTTATCTTGCCCAAGCTCAGGTTTAGTCACAAACACATCAAGCCAACGATGTTTACAATCAGTCATCTCACTTCCCAGAGTGTTGGAAAATGCAAAGCACAACACTTTCCAACACCCAAGTTAAGCGTCGTGTTCCTTATGAGATGGTGGTGCATAACCAGGCTGATCTGGACGCTGCTTTTACTGATATGGAGCATCTCCTTGCACAACAGCGAGATGTGCCAGTTAAGCGTAATGATGTTTGTGTTGGCTGTGGTGGGTATCACTTCGTCTACAATGGGCCTGGATCTGGTTGCCCCGGATCTCGTATCTGTCACGATTGTGGCATTGTTGAAGCTGGGAATATCTATTGGGAAACTATGTATGGACGGGATGTTACACTTAAATCAAGTAACTATAAACGAATTCATCACTGGCATGAGCGAATCAGTCAGCTTCTACTTCACGAATCTACAATACCACCTGACAAAATGTTGCAAATTGGGCAAAAGCTCTGTGATGGCACATACCAAGTTATCAACAAAGACACAGTGCGAGCAGTACTCCGATCTCTAAAGATGCAGCTCTACATTGAAAAGTGGCTACAAATCATCTTCCGTCTGACGGGTATCACACCACCAATCCCAGGACCCTTGCTCATACAACAATTGGATGAGCATTTCCAAGAACTACAACAGCCGTTCAGCGCTCATCACACACCCGGTCGTAAAAACTTCCTTAACTACAACTACGTGCTATGTAGGCTTTTCCAGAAGCTGAAGTGCCCGCAATTTTGTATGTTCTTCCCGCTCATAAAGTCCAAAGCGAAACTGAAGACGCTGGACAATATGTGGACGGCGATGGTGTCAAGTCTGAAATGGCCGATTACGCCAATGGAATATGTGGCGCCGTTCGCTGTACGCCTTGAACAACCTGATGTTTTGCTACAGCGCTTAAGCTCTCGATGCGCAATGCAAGCTCTGGTTGTGATTGAAAGAGTGCCATGGAGAATGGAATTCCGAAAGTGGGATCATCGTCCATTAAAAATCCAGAAACGGTCGCCAAAGCGGCCCCGTTTAGACCCACATGAACAAGAGTTTCAAAAGCTTGGTTTGTTAAGGAGGCGCCTTCTGTGAATTTCGGTAGTATTCCCTCAATGGCAGAACCGATCGCGATACCAAGAATGGTATGCATGACCGACACCTGGATTGCACGACTCGTGCTCATTACATCCGTAGTCTAGAAATTCTATATCATCTGACTCCATGGAGCTGGCATGAAATCTTTGACTGTGAGTAAATCTGTTGCACTTTCGATTCCTTGCTTTGGTGGAATTGGGTTGTCTGATGCCATNGCACTTTGCCAGAACTCTTTGCTTCCCATGTGAAACTCACCTGGGTCTGATGCTTTCCACCAGTATAACATCTGCAAGGGGTCCACTGTATGCTCTGGGCACGTGTCGATCACGAGCACTTCGTTGTCTTCTGTGAACGCGTCGAGGATCTGTGCAAAGGCATCTTTAGTAAGAAAGTCACCAAAGTCCTCCCATAGACACTCACGCTGACGTTGCTGGATCGTTTTCATAATGAAACAGTAGTCTGTGTTACCCCTCAACGTGGGTGTGATCGCCTTTGCATACTGTGTGGTGATGAGGACAAATAGCCTGTAATGTCGTCCAGCGACAAAGAGCTCCATGAGGTTTGCGTCGTACTTGAGACGCTGGTCACTGATGACATCGTCCAGTAAAATGAAGAAGGGGGCTTTTGCATCCTTCTCTGCTTCAGTGAGTCCGTTATCGTTGAGTATCTTCTTTTGTCTTTTAAATACCGCATCTAAAATCTCCGGCTCGTAACGTGAGTATATGTACTTAGCCGGTATGTACTGGCGCCAAAATTTGTTTAGCTCATCGGTTTGGCTAATTACTATCCCCGCGGGTATTTTATCCTTCATTAAGTACATTAAATTCCGGAATACCCACGACTTACCGGTACGACGCTTACCGACAGCCACAACTGTGCCATCTAACTTTATAGTCTCTGGATCAAATTCGGTAAGTTCGGGCAGTATCACCTCTGCGTACTGATCTGAGGCTAACACGGGCATGGTTGCATGTTTCCCATACGTTGTCGCTCGTGGCTGTTGTGCAGTTGTTGTGCTGCCTTGCTTCTGTGTACTGACACGTGGGTTTGTCTTACCGAGTGCCTTCTTCGGTTCGTCGGTACTCGACATCTTCACTCCTTATTAATCAGAAAACTGATTGTGTGCGATGACTCCATCATCTGTGGTACATGACTCATAGGCCTGACCAAAGTCGTAGCTGGCCGATGCGAAAACGGGGACTTTTGTTTTGTGTTCGAGTTTGGCACGTTGACAGACGACAGAAACATCCTCAAAACTCCAGTGAATTCCAAACTTGTCCCCACCGACACCGGTATACACCATATTTGCGAAGGCGGTGGCAGCGACTACATCACCAGGGGATACTGTCCCGTTCTGGACGACATCGCCGTTCAGATCACATATGTTGACCTTTCGCGCNTACTTACCTCCCATCCCGTCCCAGGCAAATTTGGCGGTTGTCATTTGTAGTGAGTGGCCAATGAGTTGACCAGACATCTTGTCATATTTGGGCCGAACTGTACGGATTTGTAGCATTTTCACTTCATCACGCGAGAGATTTTTGCGACCAAGGATTTTGAGTTGGTTCACATGCACAAAGTCAAGGAGCTTATCGTCCACACGCTCCATAATGCTTGNAAATTGTTCAAAGTTTGGATTGGCTATGCCATTGATTGCACCATCGGTGAGGTCCAATGAAAACTTGGTCTTTTGAATGTCTTGAGGCCCCCACATGGTGCCAAAGTTCCCGTCACCAGTGACGCGCGGCCAATTGGTCACACAGGCAGGTGTGACAATAGCAACTTCCAAGCAGCTTGGGCCATGCATGATTGAGACCAGAGGTTTGTTTGCACGATCCACACCGAGAGAGAAGTTCACTTCGGCTGCCTCGAACGTCTTAAAATGTGTGTAGTGGCGCTGTGTGCTCATCTGAAGAAGCGGGAGGGGTAGGAGTCAAGGCGTGTGTCTTGTCCGTGGGTCAGAAAATCGAGTGTGCCAGTGTTAGGCAGGTATTGCAGGTGTTCCCGTTCGATAGGAACCTTCACAGAACCCTCTGATGTACCAACTTCTTCATAAGCAACCTGCTCAGTTGCACAAGCAAGTCCCCACACGTCTACAGCTGTACTGTTAATTTTAGGAGTCCCCTGCCCATAGTGTGGTTGAAGCCCGTCTGTACGCCGCGTTTTCTCGTCAAACATGTCCACATGACTTCTATGTCCACGTGACACATGTCCAATGATTCCACTGAAACGTGGTGTTAGGTCAGGGCGTGCGGCAAACTCGCGTATGTAGGAGTATCCCTCTTTAATTTGGGTCATATTAATCTTACTTTAGAATTACTCATAACGTACACACTGCCGCTTAGCGGGTGGGGATTCGTCCGAGTCATCTTGTGGGTCGGAGTTGGGAGGGGGGAAGTTAGGGTCAGCATTGCTCCAGAACTCGTAATCAACACTGCGCTCGACCGCACACGCAAGCTGCGTTGTGATCTTGGCTTTGTCTTCTTTAGAGAGTAGTGGAGGTTTCTCAGCTTGCGCTTGCATTGCAGCGTANAACTGCCCGTAATANGTAAGGAGAAAGTCAAAGATAGACTCATCTCTATGGACGCGATACACCACCATACCCTCCGGCGACCAGCAAATGTAATCACACCATTGCCGGTCACATATCTGCATCAACGCGTTCATCTGTTGGTAGTAATGAAGAGGGATGTGCTTATGCAGGCGACCAGAGCCATCTTTGCGGAAGTAATAGGGACACTTCACCTCAATCATGCCTTCTTCACCCACTAACCCATCAGGAGAGCCAGCGAGCCACTGATAGTCCTTGTGCACGTGTAGCCCAGTGGCCTGGACGAGATTTCCAGTAAGTGCTTGATATGTAGTGATGCCGTTGGCCTCATTCGCGTTGCCCCACTCCGTTGCGACATTCCCCTGGAAGTCATCAAGACCCATTGCGCGGTTGTATGCGGTGAGGCGAGAAACGTATGAAACTTGACCAAGCGCTGCACCNAGATTTGACGCAGTGAGCTTACCCCGACGTGCCATGTGCCATGCTGGTGTGCGTTGTTGGAGAGCAGCCATCAGTATTGTGGTGATGTACTTGAGTGTCAGAAGATTCTTCTGATCATCATATTAAAGAATGCCGTGGGGATGGAGCGTAAAGCCTGTAGCCCTCGGTGGTGCACTTGGCACTCCAGATGAGGCGCGTCAGACTGGTGCGTGGCCCGACTATGAGGCGGAATATTTGAAAACTCGTATGCAGCGCCCAAGTGGGCGCTTTGATGTTGATGGTATGGGAGCTCAAGCAAAGCAAGTTTACTTAGACCATGTAAGTCAAAACTACAAGGAAGAAGCAGAAGCTTGCCTAAAATCTGAATTCAACGACTGGCTACAAGGTAAACATGAAGCAAACAGAGACCCTCAACCATATCAAAATGGACCTGGTCGGCCAGTACGCAGACATGTTTGGGGTGATATGGGTAATATTGATCAATGGAGACCGACCAATTGGGGCACTGCACAATTGACACATCTACCGGGTGTACGTGAATATCTGCGTGACATGGCCAAACATAAAGATAAGGCAGAACTACAAATGAACATTCTTGCCGAGTGTGGTCCGCAAAATTTGGAAGAAGCTTGGATGTACTTCAAACATTGGGTGAAACGACGTCCAGTAGAGACGGATGAGTGCATTCAACCGGCGGAAAATCATGAATTGGGTGCTCGTTCTAATTTTGGTCGTGAGCAACCCCACCGTGTTGGGGAAGAAGAAACTC